TGGCGGCTTGTCATTAATAGCGGTATCAAGTGCCGCCTGTAGGCTGTTATAATCTCCGGCGGTAAATCGATAAATACCACGCATATCCGGCAAGTCGTCAAGCATCCCCACACCTCGCGGAATGATAACCGGCACACCGCAGGCTAAAACCTCAAGTGGTGGCATCGGGACACCTTCAATCCGGCTGGCACAAATAAACAGGTCGAGCGATTGATAAAAGCCCGGCATATCCTGCCAGGTATATTGTTTGGTAGGTACTGCCCATCCGCGCCCGCTCGCTTGCCATTGGCACAATTGCCCAGGCTTTGATTGCGCTAATCTAGCGATTAAGTCCTCACCCTTCCGATTGTCGTTATACAGAAAGCCCGAAACGCCCACCCGCTTACCACGCCTCTTTTTGATTGGCGTGAAGCGGTCAAGCTCGACAACCGGTCTAACCATCATTACCGGCCCGTGTTCGTCAAGATGCGGTCTGTAAATCTTAGCCGTCAGCGTTCGCATATCGACGTTGTGAGCGATCTTATTCCATAATAACATCTTGCTTTTATTCGCCGTATCATAATGCGTGAACCACGCCGCGCTTTTAGTCTGCGCCCAGTCACGCTTTTGCAATTCAAGATACGGAAAGAAGTAATTCAACTCAGCGCCGGGATTCGGCAATTCGCCGATAGTCCAGCCGGTTTGTTCTGCCAGCGTTCGCGCCATTCGCGGTAAGACGCGGTCAACGGTTAATCGACTGCAAACGATATGTATATTCACGCCCGCGCCCTTCCGAATTGGTGATTTATTATTTTGCCGCCCGCACTATTCCAATCATAGCCTAAAAGCCACGTCTTAACCGGCTCGCGGTAGATTGCCCGTAGCAATGCCGCCTGATCTTGATTAGCCCAACGTTGCCATTCCTGCCGCCACGTTTTAAACATCTCGGCGCATTGATGGCGGTTGAAGAGCATAACACCCGCGTGCAATTGCAGTGGGAACGGATTTCCAATCGCGGAGAGCGTCGTTTCGCGTTCCTCTGTGCCGATGTGGGTCATCACGCTTCCATTCTGGTTAACGCTGGCGGCGACGATAAAGTCAAAGTCTGCCAGCATATCAATAGCCGGTTGTAACGATTGTTTGATGCGGGTATCTGCGTCAATGTAGATTATTTGGTCGGATGTGACTGAATCAATGTTCAGCTTCGCCCATCGAGCGCCACGGCTATCGTCCGCAAAGATAATTGTTTCTGTACCAGGTATGTTCACTTCAAAATCGCTTATCACTGCAACCGGCAAGCCTTTATTGTGGCGGCGCAATGATTTGATACTCAGAGCGGCCTCAGCGATTGCGTTTTGGCCATAAGCGACATAAACGGCGGTGATTGTCATTTAGCCCTCATATTCGTGAAGGCCAAAGTAAAAGTCCATCCACCCGGTGTCAACCCCGGTTATTTTACATCTGGCCCACAAAAGCGAGCCAGCCGGAGCGCGACCGGTTTGGACATGAATAATCGCGGTGTCTTTGTTGCTTGCCGCATCATAAACAAACTCGGTATAATTTCCGGCAGTAAATCCGGCATCTCCCGTATCTCCCCGCGCGAATTGCACAAAATACGCGTTGGCTCTTTCGACATCATCGATCACAACTTGGTGCGGGTCAAAATATGCGTTTCCGACTTTTATCGGCGTGTCCGTACTACCCAACACTTGTACCCACGCGCCCCAGTCATTGTTTGCCGCGTCAATCCTAATCGGCCCGGCCCCAACTCCGATCCTGTCAGCGACGTGAATCGTTCCGTTTGGTGTCGTTGCTTTTTCAAACCAACGTCCTGAGCTATGGAAATGGCGCTCTATTTCAGTCACTTTATAAGCTAAACTATTGTGAACGCCCAGTAGCCCGTCAACGGCTTCACCATCAATTTTATTTGTCTCTGCTGTAATACTTGTAACGCTTGGCCCAAATATAACTCCGTTTTTAATCAGGCTCATTGCTCTACCTCCATAACCGTTTGCATCGCCACGGTGTTGGCGTCCGTGTTGGCATAAGCAATCGTCAGGCTGCTGCCTTTAAGGATGTAAAACGGCGCGTCAGGCTGGTACAAAATATCGGTCGTGCTATCCGTAGACAAGTCGGTCGATAGCATTAATGTGCTATACTCGCCGCCCTCGGGATAGTTAACCGTGATGGTTAAACTCTCGCTCGTTGTCGGTGCGGTGCTAACGCTAACCGTCACGCTATAAAGCCGCGCGTCTTGACCGGGCGTGATTGTCTGGCTAACCGCTCCGGTGCTACTGTATCGATACTTTTTTAATGCGAATAAATCAGCTACCATAAAGCCTCCTATTTCTCACACCAGATAGACGGCAACGCCAAAATATACGGCTTGACCTGATACAAGGCCCGAATAAAAGCAAGTCGGTCATCGCCGCCTTGTTGCTCTTGCTCCCAAACCGCGAACAGTTCATCGGTCGCGATACACTTCCGCACGTACATCAGACGAATGTCATAGACCGGAATACGCAAGTCGTGAACCAGCGCTTTTGTTTTGGCGCGGTCGTCGTCGCTGCCGATATTATCAGCCAGCAGGTTATAATCGCTGATTGGCACAGCGAGTTCCCAATGCTCAAGCAAGCCAAGCCCAACCGGGACAAGGTTCTGATTAAGAATAACGTCAGGATTCCAGATCAGCGTCTTATGATATTCCACCGCAGGCGGACCAATCGTAACTGGCAGACCGGCATAAGCCAAACCAACGTCACGGGTACAGACCATCCCGGACTGCGGAGGGATTACTTTTAATTGTGTATCGGGGTTGATAATCTCACACTGGGCCTGAGCGAGCCAGTTTCTTGCGTCGTGCCTGCCACACTCGAACCAATCGCCGGGTTGATAAGCAATTGACCTGCCGTGTTTATCCGTTGTACGAACAATCGTTTTGGCTCTTACCCAAACTCCGGCCATTAATTCCCTGCTTTCTGCTAAAAGGGGCGGATGTTACACCGCCCCAAATGATACTACACGTTAGCCGACAATCTCAGCCCAATTTGTGGTCGGTACCGGTTTGAACCTGGGCGAACACCCGAAGAGGATGCCCTCAAAGTTCACGCTATTAACCGCATTGGTGACATAGAAGCGGACGTATTCAAAATCATTATCTACGTCCAGCTCTTCCGTTTGCAATTCGATACCTACCAGTGAATTCGTATCTCCACCGGCGGCTGTCAATTCGGTGATCGTCTTGTCGGTGATGACCTTTGCATCAGTTCCGTCTGCGTCGGTTGCTTGCTACAATCCGGCATTGACAGTCGATAAGGCCGCCATCTCACTTACTGACAAGAGCAGGAAAGCTCGGTGATAATCGGCTAATGATACCCACTCGCTGACGTGTGCGCCAGGAATACGAACATCTGAGAAGATAGTCGCTAACGGCGCGTTTACTTCGCTTACTCGTTCAGTATAACTCATTTTGTGCCTCCATAAAAGAGGGGATTTTCACCCCTCAAATTAGTTGTTAATGTTTATCAGCGCCGATTAGGTAGACAAGGTCGAGTCAAGAATTACGAAGGGAGAAACCTGGGTTGTGCCGTCGCTGTAAGTAAGCGGGGCGGATAACCACGGTTGACCGTCTACACGAGCGACAGCGCGCCAGCTGGTGATGTCGTTGCGGAATTTGTAATGCTTTGAACTGTCGATAGTTGTATCTTTATTCAACCCGACCAGGTACTTTTTGAAGTCGTACAAGCCGATGTCACCGGCTGTGCCAAGTACCGGGCAATGTTCGTTGAAGATGACCGGATAACCAAACAGCGTACCAGGCATTGATTCGCGGGCGCTGGGCATAAAGACGTAGCTTGCGTTACCAGCAGGCCCGCTTAATTGCATCAGTTGTGCCATTGCGGATCGGCTGATTTCCCAAACCGGATTTGTGCCTTGGAAGTTTTGCAGCATATTGATAACATCGACGATTGAGATTGCACCGGCGGCGGCTCTGGCTACGGTAATTGTCGCATTGGCGTTAATTACGCCTAACGGTTGCCCGGCCCCTGAGCCATTCAGGAATGCCTCTTCCTTATACCAGTCAAACGCGCCACGGAATGAAGAGGCTAATAATGCCTCTAATGCTTGGGCGCTATCTTCGAGCAATTCGTCGGCGGCTTCGGTGTACGTTGCGAGTTTGTGAGCCACAAGCTCGATTTGGCGGAAGCTGGGTTCGGTTTCGTCTTTCTCCCCCGCTTCTTCAGTCCACTTTGCCAACACGCCGCCCCACCAATGAGGCTGGCCTGAAGTTGTGCCGGTTTGGTTGAGTACCGGAATGCGTAACGATCGTCTGGTCATCGGAATGACAGTAGCGCGAGATTGAATGGTTGCGGTATCAGGCTCCCACATATACAGGCTATTAAGCTGCTCGACTGGAACGGTAAACCCGCCGGATGCGCCGATGCTTTCAACCAGCGTCTTACTTTCTCCCCAC